TTTAGGGTTAAAACCGAGTCCGGTCATTTCGTCGAAAACAGCCGCCACAACGTCGGTTAATAGATACCACGCTCCCATCTGCCATTCCTTGATTTTGTTGGAGTTCTCAATCCGGTATATGCCAAATATCGATATAGTGTACCCCTTGCAATTTTCAATTTCTTAGCTATCTGCGGAACGCTTATCCCTTTTGCTCAAACTCATAAACTATTACCCAAGGATTATTATCCCACGTCCCTTTGCCGGAAACCTTGTCGATGAGGGAGGCAAAGGCGGCGCGGGGACTGTCAAAATCAAAATAAAAACCTTCTTCTCTATCCGGTCTTTCGAAATAATACACTCCGAGTTCTTCGAAGTACTGCACGCCCTCTCTGAGACACTCGCTATCCGAAATATCCTGCAACCGCTCGCAGCGGACATCCGTTATGCGAATTTGGTGAGGCATAAGTTCTGCTTTGGAGAACATCTTATTCTTCCAGCCGGGCAGATTTGGTATGGCTTCCAATTTGCATCCATATGCCTTTGAAAGCTGAAGCAAGAACGTATTTACGTCTGGATGCTTGTCAGATATGGATTTATAACTTTGCGCCACGGCTACGATATCGCCAAGTTTATATTTAGTATTATAGTAATAGCCCGCTTCAAACCATCTTACGCCGTTGCCACAATACTTGCAATATATACCGCCTGTATCTCGCTCTACCTCCAAAGCCATAGGCTCATCCGACCAATAAGCCCCCCAGTAATTTTTGTGATTGGCGGTGCAATCCTCCGGCATTGGATTAATTAACCGCCTCGTCATGGTTTTCCGCCCATCGATAACCGCTTGCGTGAGGCCGTAACGGTCGTTAAACATTATCTTTTTCATAGTTTCACCTTACCGCATTCGGGGCATACCCATTCGCGGTCGCTAAGTTTCAATTCTCTGTTCACATATCCACACTCACAAGTCTTTGAGGACGGATAGAATCGGACTATCTTGTAACGCAGTCCTTCTGTATTTGGCTTTCTATGTGTCGCATTTAACCTTTGTTTTATACCAAATCTTATGTTTTTTACACGCTATCGCATTGCGACTTTTTATCACGTTCTGTAACTTGCAATGGTCGTTATTGCTGGTTGCATCTCGTTCAAGGTATATGCAACTCCAACAATGTCTTTTTTTGCTTTGTCCCATAAATTTTATTCTTTTTCGTTTGACATACTCCCACGACTAAAGCGCGTGGGTTATCTGCGGTAACTTTCATTTTCAAACGAAATTCGGTCGAACATCTCCTCAAACCGGTCGGTTATCCTTGCCCCATAGCGCTGCTCGATTCCCTCATCATCCAGATTGCTCGTGATGATGGTGGGCTGCATCCTGTCGTACCGCCGGAATATCGCGTCGGCCACCGGCGTTGCCTCCGTGCCGTAGTGCTTCACGGTTGCCGGTTCACAGCCCATATCGTCGATGATGAGCATAGGCGCATCCACGATTTCCGCATAACGGCTGTCCGTTACCGGAATCCCGGCCAAATGCACGGCGGATACTTCCGTAGCAAGCGGCACGTTTCGGACTATCCGTTCGGCCTCCAGCCCCTCCTTCTCGGTCAATCGCCAAAGTCCGTAGGCCAGCTGCTCCTCTGCAGCTCCGCGCACGGTGAGCAGAAAAAGCCTCATTGCCTTTGCCAGCGTCGTCTTGCCGTTTCCCAAGCCTCCGTAAAGGAGCAGCCCGGGCCTGTCGCTCCCGGTAAACCACTGGGCCGCCTGCCGGATGTGCGCCGCAGTAGCCTCGTCCCGGAGGAACTCCCTGCTCCGGCCGGAAACGACCGCCGAATACGCCGCCGTAAGGCCTCCTATCACCTGTACTGCCGAAAAAGGCAGCCTATAGCGTGCTCCGACGTTTTTCCGGACGCCCAACTGTTTTAGTGTCTGTTCGTAAAGATTCATGCTCTTTTTCTCTTTTGGCGCAATTTTTCTCTTTTTCCCTTCGTGCCCAAGTGCTTAGGCGTATACCGAGCTCCCAAGTCGGCTGCAGTTCGTACCGCATTTTCGTCCCTGAGCGGTTCAGCTCTGCCCAGTACGCATAGAAGTCGCGTATCATCTCCCGGCCATAGGTGGCCACGTAGGGAACCAAAGAATCGTGAAAAACCTTTTTCCTGTCGTTCGTAGCGGCGGTAGCCGCGTCTTTCTTTCCTCCTACACCGTCAGGTGTAGGAGTTTCTTTTATTTCTTTCTTTAATTCTTTCTTTTTGGTTCGCGTCTGGTTCGCATCTGGTTCGCGATTGGTCCGGTTTGCGATTCGCGATTGGTCCGCAGACCACGGTAAACTGCTGTCAATAATATTATTATGCGGTTCGGTTCGCGGTTCGTCGCTGGTTTTTTCGCCGGTATGCCTGTCTGTAACCAAGGGATTGTAAGTATCATAATTACACAATCTTATAACGGTCTGGCCGTGCTCCTTTCTCGTTTCTATCATTCCCTGCGATTTAAGCATATCCAGAAACCGAGTCACTTTGCCTGCACTCCATCTCCAGCGATTCTCGAGAAATCTTCTGCTCGCGGCAAGTTCTCCCCTTCGGCTCTCTATCGCCCGTCCATCGAGTATGATGACCCGTTCCTCTATTCCCGCAGCTTGTATCAAATCAAGCCACGCTTCGGCACGTGAATACTCACGGGGTTCGACCCATAAGGGATTTGCGAAAAACCGCCTGCTAAGCATGATGTAACCTTTATTCTCCATATCTCACCGTATCCCATAAACCAACATCGCCGCATCCCGGCCATGCGAAGAAGTAATACCAGCATATCCCGTAACCGTCCGGAATTGTTCGGGCGACAGTTTCGTGCGGTTCCGTTCGGGCGCCACAAATTCGGCCGTAACGCCATTCTCCCGGCACCAGTCCTCCCACACCGTCGCATCCCGGCACACGCTTCCCGCCCCTTTCAGCCGCTCGCGGCCCGTGGCACCGAACCACCGCCGCTGCCGGGCGTCCTCTATCCGCAGCCGTACCGGCCCCTGCCGCATGTACCCGCGAACCAGCTCCATGGCCTGCGTAATCGTTACCGTGCGCACCGCCACCAGCCGCTGTCCGTCCCATGCGGCAAAACCGGTATGCCGTCCTGTATCAATTCCTATCCAAATCATCGCCTATGCCGTTACATGTAAATAGCCTGTCGCGCCGTCTCTTTCTCGATGACGCGCAGAAAATCCGCCTCATCCGGTGCGGGAAGGTAGATGCCGCACTCCTTGGAAGACCACGCCCGGAACCGCTCTATGGCCGTTGTCAATTCCGCCGTCGTCACGTCCCGCGTACTGCGAAGCCGCTCCACCTCGCCCAGAAAGCGGTCGGGGCGGCGGACGCAGAACAAATCCGCGTTGCACAACCGCTTGAAGTACGCCTCCTTGACGAATTCCAATGTGTCTCCGTACTCCAGCGCGAACCACCCTAAAAGCAGGTGGAGATACTTATTCTGGCTCAGCGTGCGGGGGCGACGTTCGGAAAGTTCCACCCGTGCCCCGGCCCGTTCCAACGCCGCGCACCGCGTGCTGAAGCGCCGCATGTCCGTATCATCGCTCAGGTCGTACAACATCGCAGACCGTTAAAATGGAAGGTCGTCGTAAGTGCTGCTCCCGCCCTTGCCGTTGTTCTGCCGCGGGTACCTGTCGCCGTTGTTCTGGCCGGAGTATTTGCCGCCATTCTGAGTGTCGTCCTGTTCGTCGAACACCTGTACCGTGCCGTCCCATGCCCCGGTGGGGATGGCGTCGATTCTCAGAAATTCCGCGCCCGAATCCAGATAGAACGCCTTGCCTATCGTCTGCCACCGCGTCCGCTTCTGCCCGTCGCTCGTCGTATATTCGTGCGGCACGACTAAATTCCGCCTATTGACCACTCTTGCCATAACTGTCTATTTTATTCGCAAATTATTCCTTGTTTCGAGTCGGGCGCCGGGAACATCCTCTCCGCCCTTAATCGCCTGCGCTATCAGCTTTTTGTCTGCCGTGCGGGTGGTTTTCGTCACCACGTAATGCTCCGGCAGTGCCGCCTCGTCGTCGATGTGTACCGCGGTGGATGCATGCACGGAAAGAGCGTATTTGCCCGCGGCCAGACGCCTCACGTCCAGCGCCACGAATGCCTCCGCCAGCCGGCGGCGCAGTACATCGGCGCGACGCACGTAACTCTTGCGCAGCTTACTCAACCGCTCTTCCTCCGTGCGTATGGCCGCCACGTTTGCCTCCGCATCCAGTATCGAGGCCGCGTAATCCTCCGCACGCGCTTCCAGCTCCGAGGCATTAATTTGCAACTCCTCTTCCAGTTCCGGGGTCAGCTCCCCTTCTGCCGCCTCGATAGCATCGTTCAGACGCATCTGGGCGGCGGTGATGTTATACAATGATTTCATGATATTTTCTCCTGTATTTTTTTATATATATCGTAAATCCCTGCTACGTGCTGGAGTTCTTCTTTCGTTATCGTGTACGTATTTTCCAGCAGCCCGTATAAGCTGAACAGATGTCCGGACGCTGACGCTTCGCTCTCTTTCTTGGCTATCCACCGGCACAGCATGTCGCGGGATATTTCGTCGTCCAGCTTGGAGGCGATGAACACCGGACGAGGGGAACGAGTCGGGTGCACTGCCTGTGAGGGCTCAGTCTTGTCGCCCTCCTGCGCATCGCCCGGTCGGGCATCCACGTCGTCCTCGTCAGTCGGAATGTGGAAAAACTTCATCAGGAAGTACCGCTCCCCGTAGGTCATCGCACTGCCGGCACCCTTATCCCAGTCATTCTGGCCGTTGGCTGCCCATTCGCATACCTCACGCTCCCCGCTCTCTGTATCTATCCACGTGAAGCGCATGCGCAGACACGTGTGCATCTCAGCTTTCGGCCGCGCGTCCCTGCCTACCGTATAGTCCGTGCGCGTGTTCGTCACTTCGAGGATTTCAGACTTGAGCAACAGTCCCAGCTCGTCCATTTTCGGGCGAACGACGCCCAGCAGCTTTGCCCCGGAAACATAGCGGTAGTTCCCCGTACCGCCCGTGCTGTCCGGAAGCAGCCCACGTACCGATTGCTGTAGCTCAAGCAACTTACCCAATAGCTTTACGTTTTCCATAACTACTATTTTTTGATTAAAAACCTTTATTTTACGCCAGCCCGAACTTCACGCGGATAACATGCGCTATGGCCAGATATTCGCGGGCATACTGACTATCGCCGTGCGTATGCCGTACTTTCGCCTCGAAAGCCTCTATATCGCCGTGGAAACAGCCGCATGTTATTTCGACACCGCCGTCCGACGTGCGGTAAGCGTGCGTATGCCTGCCTATGCTGCCGAATACGTCGAATCCGCAGTGGTCGTCATTGCCGTACACCCGCGCATTGCCGGACACCCACGCATTGCCGTACACCCGCGCATTGCCGGACACCCACGCATCGCCGTACACCTGCGCATTGTCGGACACCCGCGCATCGCCGTACACCCGCGCATTGCCGGACACCCGCGCATTGTCGGACACCCACGCATCGCCGTACACCCGCGCATCGCCGGACACCCACGCATTGTCGGACACCCACGCATTGTCGGACACCCACGCATTGCCGGATAGGTTGTCCTCTTTTTCGATGAATCCGCCCAAGTCGCCAGTTTTGGCCCATTTGCAGTCGCGCGTACAGCGTATGCGGTGGAGGGTCTTGCCGGCTACTTCTATCGTTTCATCGGTCAGCTCGAAATGTTTTTCCATTTTCCTGTATTTTAATAAACCTTTGAGGGGACGCGGGAGTCGAACCCGCCGCCGGTGTCGGACTGCCGGCCCACATGCCCCTTTCTACCTACAGCCGCTCGACGTCCTGTCTATGGAACTCGTTGGCATAGTTCCTCAACTTCTCGAGAATCTCCAGTTCGTCGGCATCGGCATTACCGGCATTTTTTATCCAACTTAAAAAATGAAAACACAACTGGACACGCAGCCGTCTGTCTGTGCGCGCCGCCAGGGAACCGCACCACAATGGGAGGCACGACAAATCCAGGTCGGCGTCGCGCAGGTTGGCGTCGCGCAGGTCTTTAGACACGACCAAATCCCTTAAATTATCGTCCGTACTTTTTATATTTGTATATATACCTTGATTACAGGGACAAAGATAAAGCGTTGATTTGAATTTTGCAAACAATTTTTCAAAAAAAAGATGCCTGCTACCTATTAATTAATTGATAATTAAGACTATCTTAAAAAACCCGGCGCGGCTCCCGCGTGGCCGGGGCTAAACTAAAATCACAAACAATATGAAGTACCTAATCGAAATAGTCCTCAGCTCCATCTACCTGCGTCGGGTCGAAGTCGCAGACAGCTACGGGCCATTGCAAGAAGACGCGCTCGTCCCTGTACGCTTCCAGCGCCGCGGGCATTTGTCGGCATTCCCAGGAATCGAGGCGGACAACGCCGCGCCATGGCGGGCCATCGAAATACGAAGCCTCCGGGCCGTCGTCCTCTGTGTCGCAAAAGACCTCCACCGTGCCCTGGAGCAGCACCAGCCGCTCCTCCGACCTACCCGCCGCATCGGGCACCGCGAAGAACTCGGCAAAGGGGTATGCACCCTCGCGCCGCAGGCCGTACCGGAACCTCCTCTCGTCCGTCCGCTGCAGCAGCTCGTCGATAATCTCCCGGTAGTCCGATGACGTGAAGTCGCGACCCGAAAACCGAGGAGGTATCTGAGACGATACGGATACGTTGTTACTATTGTTCGCAGTCATTGTTCTTTAATATTAAAGAATTCTTAAACAGCCTTTTTGCCCGATATACGAGTACCCCGAATATTAGGAAATCGGTGCTAGTGCCACACACTACCAGTTCATCGCCGTCCTTACGCACGAGCGGGAGCGTGACCTTTAACAAAAACACCCGTTGCCCTTCATTATACTTCGGTGTGCCGACGTAAATATTTCTTTCCATTGGGAAATGTGTTTGTTTGAGAGTGCAGCAGGATTTGCACCTGCGAACGCCTGCTTACGGTAATCGTCTTTTACACAGGCTACATGCTGCTCGCCTTGTCGGGCATAATTACCACATGGATATAGCGTGTACTCCCTCGCCTTGCACTCTTTGACTATTTAATCATAATCCTCCCACTCGACAGGAACAGTGGCGATGCGTATCAGACTTAACTCTCTGTACTCTCCGCTATTGACCGCATCATCGTAACTATCAAACAAATTACCGCTTTCGTATAACCTATTCCAATTCGGTGATAATCCGTTTTTCACGCTCGGATAATTCCAGGACGATGACCGTCGCTTGCTTCGCCGCCTGTTGCTTCGCCGCCTGTTGCTTCGCCGCCTGTTGCTTCGCCGCCTGTTCGTAAGCCTCGATTTTTCGCGCCGTGGCCTTATCCGAAAGGAGATATCCGCCTCCATAAATACCTCCCCCTTTCTGGTTATCGAGTTTGTGGACCCTTCGACATTCTGACGCCCGCACCTCGAATTTGACGTAAGGGGCTATCTTGCCCAACAATGCGGCGGATACCACATTGTCCGGGTAAATGTATTTTGGCAAAAGTCGTCGCTTCGTTTTTGCGGCATTTTTGATGCGGGCGAGCAGGTCGGGCGCGGTCATAATACGAATGTCGCCGAAAAGGTTGCTGGCAAACGACGTATCGACGCATGCCCCGTTTTCGTATGTCACCCGAGCGTCGCACACTATGCTTGTCCAATTCATGCCGACCGGACCGAACAACGTTAGATGCGGCGCGAACAGAAAAAAGGATATGTTGCGAGACTGAAAAAAGCGGCACACCTGCGAAAATATCGAAAAGGGAGGATTATCGACCACCACGCAGCCGTCCGGATAATCGTAATGCTCGTAATCGCCGCCAGGCCAGAAGGGCCGCACGATTTCCCGTCCCTCGATATCGGCATTTTCCCGCAACCATCCAAGGACAGCATCGTAAACCGGCTGTGGCGTGTAGCAATCGTCCGTTGTCTTTCGGGGCTTGAATTTCTCCACAAAACCGTCATAATCCTCGTGTATCTCCCGCCTCGATTTACGGGCCATAACTGTATCCCGCCGCTGTTCATCGGCGAAAAGAGAACCTTGTATATTCACGTCGTTAACCATCGTAATGTCTTGTGTTTTTGGAGGGTGAGGCATGATTTGAACCTGCGACCTACGCTCGGATACGCGGGAATTGCGACCCTATGTTTCCCTATTTCCGTACCCTGCATCGCTCTAACCGCTGAGCTACGCACCCTGAATGACTATTCTTCCCATTCAACAAGAACAGTAGTAATATATGTGGAGAACTTTTCCCCATACTTTATAGCCTCCTCCTCCGTATCGAAGGTGCCACCTATATGGTATTGCTCCCTCTTATATACATTCACCCACGCGCGGTGTTTGACGGATGCCATCATGAGGTCGTCATCATATTCATCCACTGCGTACCCGTATTTAGTATACGTTCTGACAACCTCAGACTTTCCGTCGTGCGTTTCAATAGCAACCACTATCGGACATTCATCGTCGGCCTTCAGGTCGAACGCGAGAATCCTCGCCGGACGGCCGGCGCGCGTCATCACGGGGGCCCCGGCCTTGGCGGCCTCTAAATCGAAAGGTTTGAATTTATATTCCATATCTATTTCTTTATTAGATAAATAATCCTGTTCATAATCCACCGAGCCTGCATTTCCAGCCGGTAACGAAGACGCGGACGTCTCTCCAATACGGTAATCCCTTCCATATTAATTTCATTTTAAACCTGCGGAACCGCGGGGATTCGAACCCCGACCTCACCCCAAAAATCTACCGAAAAAGGTGCGTGCCCATTTACACTTCGGTTCCATTTCACCGCGGGCCTCTCGGATGACGGTGAAAAAATAATAACCTTCTTTTCTGACTATGGAACAAACGGTTTATCGTTCATTTCTCCAGTATCTTTTAAGTTCCTTGCCTGTGAAAACCTTCCTGCCTTATCGTTTAAGACATTCTCGTAACAACAACTATCCGTTGTCCGAGCCCCGACGTGTGTTTGCTCGTTGTATATCTCCGGTCTAAATTTTGCGAAACCAGATAACATGAAGTTTTTATCGTGGTGTACTTGCATTCGGAAAGGTTGAAAGCAACAGCCTGCCCCACTTCAAGCGCCCGTATCTGCCCCATCACATTGCCGCGAGTTATGTGTTCTTTGCTCATTCCCATATGTTTATTATATTTGTATATATACCTTTGATTACAGGGACAAAGATAAAGCATTGCTTTGAATTTTGCAAATAATTCGAGGCATTAATTTAAGACAAATAAAGCATCTCCGCTTATTATATATAATCCCGCACTAAGCGTATAACTATTTGGTATTTAATGTAAAAGCCCACGTAAAAAATGCCAGGTGACAAAAACGTGCCAAAATTTTCTCTAAAACCCCCGGCGGGGTGCACTATTTTTCTCTAAAAACCCCCGGCGGGGTGCACTATTTTTCTCTAAAAACCCCCGGCGGGGTACTGGTATCCCCGTAACGCTCTTTCATCAGCTGGAGAGCCTCTTCGATGAACGCACGGCGAGTGGGGATGGCGTGTTTTTTCATGAAATCCCGCAGCTCGGTTATTTCTTTCGGCTGAAGAAAAAAACTAATACTTGCTCCTCGAGGGCCGTCTATCGGTTTACGGCCGGCGCCGGGACGGTAGCCGCCCCGGCCGTCTTTCTTTTTTTTCTCGGTCATCGGCTATTCGCTTTTCGTAATCTTCTGCATCAACGCTACCGTGCCGCGGGCCGCACGAAGTGCGCATATGAAGCGTTCCGCCCCCGCCTCGCCCTGTGCATCGACCATGCGCTCCCGCTGGGAGAGGGCCGTCCGCAGTACGTCGTCTATCGCGGCTATTTGTTCATCGTATCCGCCGCGACCGCCGCCGACCGCTTCCATTTCTCCGAAAATATATGCTCTTAGCGCTTTTTTCAACAGCGGCGGCACCCGATTCGGATGCGTCAGAGGCGTATGAAAATATTCGACAACCTCCAACACGACCGTCGTCGAATCCTCGAACGTCTTCGTGATGAAAGTTTTGCCTTCTGCCTGCAACGCTGCGATGTGTGCGTCCCGGCGGCTTTTCGGCAAAAGATAGCCACGGGCGATAAATCCGACCTCCTTGTCTGTACAGACAACGAAATCGTCGGTAAACCGAGCCGCCGGAGAACGGCGGCTGCGGTCGATGATGAATGCTGGATAATTTTTCGGCATAATATTAAAAATCTGTTGACGTCAACAACCTTTGATATTCTTCTTCTTCGTCCGAAGTGAGCGGATTTATTTCACGACATTGATGCAGCCAGAAAAGACGTGCGTCGTCCTCGCTCATTCTCGACCTCACATCTTGCGGCGCCGAGTATCTATTATTGAACAAATCGACAAAATAATTAGTAAATGCTTCGTTCCCTTCACGTCTGCGAAGTATCTGCCCCTGCTGCACTTCACGCGACGTCATCGTGCGGCAGATTGTCTGACCGTCGTTTGTGTGGAAGAATACGCGGCCGCTTTCCTGATTCTCGTTGATTAAACGAATGTCCGATGCTTTCATATCGTTGTCTGTTGTTTGATTGTCAAATTCTTTGTCGTTTTTAGATTCTTCGGCGGTTACCTCCTCCGCCTCGGCCGGTTCTGCGGCCTGCTCAGCCTCATTCTGTTCGGATGCCTCAATCTCTGCGTCGAGGGCGGCCAACTCCGCCTGCTCCCATTCGCGGTATTCGGCTATCTGCTCGTCCGTAACCTTCATCATGGCGAAGGCAACGCACCAGCGCTGTTTTTCGGAAAGGCAGATATTGTGATGAAGAGCCTTGTCGCAAATGTCGGTTACGAATCCCTGACCGTATTTTGCAACGATTTCGAGAATGCCGTTCGCCTCTGTCGAGTATTCCCAGACAGTGCAGTTCCCTGGATAGTTTCTTGTCGGAATGCAGTCAATCAGATTGAAAATTGCGCGAACGTTGTTTTTTGCGCGAAGGTCAGAAAGATTGTCGTAGAAGTTTTTGAAAGTTTTCATATTGTTCTCGTTTTGAGCCCGGCGGCTTGGTTTTGGTTTTTAATTCACTACAAAGGTAGTAATTAATTTTGAAAATGCATATCTTTTTTTCAAAAAAAAAGATGCCTGCTGCTGCATTTTTTCGCTCATAATTATTGTCTTTATTTGTATTTTTGTAGTAAATAATAAGTTAAAACAATGGCAAAGTATTCTCCGGAGAAAATAGAAGAATGTGCCGCATGGGTACGCCAAAACGGGCTGTCTGAATACGGCGGAGGAACGCTCGCCGATATGTGCAGGTCGTGCGACATTAGTGCGACTACGTATTTTGACTGGATGGAAAAATCTGAATTTTCTGAAGCTATAAAAAAAGCGAAAAAGGAATACCGCGACGGATTGGAAAGACGAGTAGTGCGCTCTCTTGCCACAGCCGCTGAGGGTTTTGAATGGACGCAAATTGTTACACAAAAGACGGGAAACGGAGTGGTGAAACAAATAACCGAGAAGACGATGCGCGAAGCCCCCAATGTAGCCGCATGTATTTTCCTTCTGACAAATCTCGCCCCGGAAAAATGGAAGAACAAGCAATCGAGCGAATTGGCCGGCCGCATAGACATTAATCAGATAACAGGTATGAAAGTGATATGATGACAGTTTTTTGGATAATATTACCGTTCGCCGTAATCGGTCTGGGGGCCGTGTGCGGTATTATCGCTCCGATAATATATCGCCGTATCGTCGGTGGATGGGAGGCTCACTTATTCAAGCGCTGGAGACGTCTTGAAGCGAGATACAGACGGAAATATGGAACTGACGTTTGACACGCGCGGAAATGACAAGCAGAAAGAATGCGCTCGGCTATGGTGCGACAACTCCGTAACGGAAATACTTTACGGAGGCGCTAAAATGTGCGGAAAATCATATCTCGGATGTTCTTTGATATTTGGAGATGCGCTCACGTATCCTGAAACGTACTATTTTATTGCGCGGCAAAATCTCACCGACCTCGTGCGTTTTACAGTTCCGTCTATTCATGAAGTTCTGAATGCATGGGGGGTCGATTCTTCGCAGTATGTGACGTACAACGGGGCATATCACTATTTCGAGCTGTATAATGGTTCTCGCGTGTATTTGATTGAAGCAAGTTATAGGCCTTCCGACCCGCTGTACATGCGGTTCGGCTCGATGCAGATGACGCGCGGATGGATTGAAGAGGCTGGAGAATTTTGCAGGGCGGCCAAGTCCAACCTTATGGCTACTTTGGGACGCAAAAATAACGAACGTTACGACCTGTCAATAAAATTGTTACAAACATGCAATCCGTCGAATAACTATTTGTACAACGATTATTACAAGCCCTACCGCGACGGGACATTACCGTCGCACATCCGTTTCATCCAAGCGTTTATTTCAGACAATAAGACGGCTACGCAGGAATACATCGAAAATCTGCGACAAGCTCTTACCCCCGCAGAACGAGAGCGTCTGCTGTACGGACGTTGGGAGTTTGATACAGACGCGAGATTACTGGTAGATTATGACGCCGTATGCGACGCATTTACAAACGATTTCGTGAACGAGGGTGACCCATATATATCGGCAGACTTGGCCGGAGGCGGACGCGATACGTGCGTAATAGCTCTGTGGCATGGCGACGTCTGCCGCTTTCCGTTCGTGAAAAATAAGACGGGCGGAAAAGATATTGAAACAGCTATACAGAGAATTGCGACAGAAAATAACGTGCCCAGGTCGCACATAGTGGCTGACGCGGACGGTCTGGGATTTTTTCTTGAGAGCTATATGCGCGGCATAAAGGAGTTTCGCGGTGGTTCAAAAGCAATACATGACACATACGCTTCGCTCAAGGCCGAATGTGCATATAGATTGGCCGAAAAAATAAATAAACGTCAGATACGCATAGATTGCCCGCCCGAGTATGCCGAACGCATACGCACGGAGCTTATGCAGCTGAAAGCGGCTGACGTGAACACCGACAATAAGCGCGCTCTCATAAAAAAAGAGGAAATGAAACAGGCATTGGGGCATTCGCCGGATTTTTTAGACACATTAATTATGCGGCAGTTTTTCGACATACACGACAAAGCGGAGGGGGCTCGTTTCTCGCCGCTGCAAATACCTAAAAAAAGATGATTGGAAGCATAATATCATTTATCGGCGATTTTGCCAAAACGTGCAACGTCGGAGGCGGAGATGTGTATTTCGAGTGCGACAGTGCCGATTTGATTGCGGTTAAAATCGATACCGTACCGCGAACGAATGACGATGGGCACGCAAATTTCTTTATATATGTCGAACCGCCTGTCTACTCTAACTATATATTGCCGCGAAGCCGTATTCCTCATCAGCAAACTACAGTGCGTGTATATTTCTGCGGTTTTGTTGAGATGCACAGCACGTATGAAAAAGGAAGTACGGAATTTTCCGATAACGATATGACTACCCGTACGCGTCTTGCTGTGCAGGACACGATAGAGCGGCGGCTCGTCCGGCCATTTCTGCAGGCGCTGAAAAAATCGGACATGGCCGCACGATTTCCCGATTCGTTCGCAAATCTGCGTATTAACTACAGGGCGGAACCGCGGTTCGACGCGAACGAAATAAGCATTTATGTAGAATTTCAGTGGGAGGAGGGGCTGTGTGCCGAAGATTATGCGTAAAGTAGATATCCGAGGGGGACAGTTTACATACGGACAACGTATAGAACTCGGACGCATTTTGCAGAACGCGAAACTGTCTGAGTTCGCCAAAATGGAAGCGTGCATGAAATGCCTTGTGCCAAAATGGTCGTTCTTGAATATCCGTGAAAGCATTGCTTGGTGGCCGGAAGTTATAGACGGTTTGGCATACTGGATTAATCGTGAAAATAAAGAGCTTTATAAAGCCCCTACCACGGAAGAGAAAGCTGCAGGTATACTCGACATGCAGCGGAAAATCAGTTACATGGGAGTAATCACATCTCTCGCAAAAGAGTTCGCGACGGACCCAGACACGATACTGTCATGGAAATACGCGAAAGTATTCAATATACTTTATACCGATATGCAGCGGGCGATATTTCACGAGCGGCTGCATAAGAATCGCGAAGAAAAAGCTGCCCGTGCACGAAAAGCGAAAAGACGATGACAACAAGATTCGACAGCGAGCTTCTTCAGCACTTGGAAATGCTGAGGGATGACATAATAGAGGCTTCTCGCCGTGCCGGACAGCAGGCAAGTGGACGGACGTATTCAGAAACGACGGCAACGGTAGAGCGCACTGGGGATATTATCGAGGGAGCGATAAAGGCTCCCGGATATTTCCAAACTCTCATCACGGGGCGGGGGCCCGGACGCGTCCCGGCCAACTTTACCGACATTATCGAAGAATGGGCAGCCGCCAAAGGTCTTTATTTTATAGATGCGCGAGATGCCAGACGTTTTGCCAATGCGGTAGCATGGAAAATACGCCGCGAAGGGTCGGAATTATACAGAAATCATCTATACGTGGATTTGGTCGACACGCCCGTAAAAAATTTTGAGGCGTGGCTTGAAACGGCATTAGAACAAGCGATGCAAATACTTATCAATGAAGCACTGTCCGTCCCTGCATCATCACAACACGGATATATATTATAGATTATGGCATACTGTCTGAAAAAACCGAAACCAATATGTTCAGCGTACGAGGAGACGGAACTCGTATTGCAAACTGACAAAGGACTGTATAAGTGGGCGCAAGCACATCAAAATGATACAGAAGGAGTTAATATTCTACCGTTAAAAACATCCAATGCAGATGTTGAAATGCCTGTGGGTAGCTCGGCTATGCCGGCCGGCCAACGTCAATTACCGACATTATTTTCAAGAATAGAATCGTCCGGACTTACCAGAATATCAGCAGGTGGAGTGAGCACTATAATACCGTTTACAATAGGGAAATATTACAGTCTTGGTATCAATAAATTAAGTATTAAAACGAGCACCACAAATAACAAATTTAACGGGGGACGCGTGGAATTGATAATAGACCAAACATTCGGTGATGCATTATGGACTTTAAACACAACGCCATCTCGCAACTTTGTCGATTATATAGAGCGAGCATATATCAATGCTAATCAATTATCTACCGTGGGATATCCGGACATGCAAGCTGCTTTATGTACACAATTTATTGTTCAAAATCCATTTAAAGATGTAACCGAAGCATGGACAGGCCCTGGACTAACTGCATGGTTTAATTTCAGACATTGTATTGGTGTTCCTCAATCTTTTGACTGCACAAACAGACCTTTAGGGTACGTTGAAGTATCACAAATTATGCGCAATAGTAATTCGTTGGGAATAGAATTAGTGTTTAATATAGACAATATTGCAAATGATGATTTAGAACATCCTTTAGTAATTTATGCAGACGAACTGTCGCAACCAGTTGACGTAATAGGTTTTAAAAATGGCAAATTAGTACGACTCCAAGATTCATCTACTACTATTGACGTTGTTTTAAAAACACTAAATCATATTGTTATTTGGACAGACACAGCCGCCGTTACATCAGGAGGCACTGGAATTATGCGTATCGATTTTAACGGAACCACTATTTATAATGGGGATGTTAGTTATAATGTTTATAGTAATATTAAAAATATATGGTTAGGTGGCACCGCTGACGGTAGTTTATACATGGGCGGTCATATTTATTATGTGCGTACTTTGAATACGATTTGGAACATAACCTATGTGCAGAGAAACATGTATAACGATGGTAAAATGCTCGATACGATAATTCCTTATGCACTAACATCCCGATTTGAGGTAAGAGATATTTATAGATACGGTTATACGGGAGATTTTCAGCCATGGTTCTATTCCGGTGAAACGACAATGCGCTCATCTGTGTCTGACGATTCGAGGCAAGCGATTCTTTATCCATACGACAATTCTTTTTTAGTAGATTACAAAACGCCGGAAAGTCCCGGCGCCTCACCAAACGGATTCCTGTTAATGTCGGTCACGGCTGGCAAAATAATGATAAATACCGGAAATGATTATTTGCCGTATCTTCCATCGCCTGCTGATTTGCTCGATTCATTATCGCCTACAGACACGACATTACCGACAATTACGGTGAATGTTGAACAATCTGATGAAAGTACTCATACTGTGGTTTTATCTTCAGAACCGGACAAGGACGGCAAGATAAAATATGATTTAGGATGGATATTTAAATCATCGTTTTTCAACATACGTTCCGGATATTCTGACAACAATTTATACGGGAATTACACTGTTAACAACATTCCTGGGGAAGATACAGCACAAGAAAATGCAAGAAGATTATTCATGCGCCACATATCTCAGTATGGACATATTAGCGATATGCAAACAGAAAATGCAGCAATGCTTATGTCTCCTGCATGTTGGGTATGGTATGAAGGATATCCGCTCGACATGGTTATAAATACAAATACGTTTTCTAGAGGTCCATATCTATATTGGAAAACGTTTAATAGTGCATATAAAGCTCAGCAGATTCCTGTAGGGGTAAGTATTGTAAATTTTACAGATACTGAAAGTTGGGAACTTAGAAACTCGTATATTTCATTCCAATATTTTACACCAAAATATCATTGCCGATTAGGATGTATTCCAGATAACCCTTTTTATATAAGATGGATAAATGAAAAAGGAGGATACGATTTCTGGATGTTCAAGTCATATCCATCGGACGAACAGGAGATTGAAGATATCATAAATACCCTACCCTATCCTTCCGACCAATACCGCATATGGCATCGCGCAAGTGCCATAGGTCGCAAGCGTATAACGGTAGGCGACGGATTGTTAACACGCGAAGAATTTGAGTGCTTGAAATTCATACCCCGCTCCCCTCTCGTTGAATGGTACGACGAAAGCGTCGGCAAATGGCAGACGGTCGTATTCGAAGATTCGATTTCCGTAACATGGAATAGCCGCTCAGGACTTGGGGATATAGAATACACATTTACGCTACCGCCAATCAAATTACAGCAGCTATGAAATGGGATGTAAAAATACGACATACAGAGGCGGAAGAATGGATATCGCTCGAATTGGGCGATGAAAATCCGTACATCACACTGCAGGCGTTCGACGTATCCGAACCGAGTGCTCGAAACGTCACGTTTTCCCAGGCACTAACATTGCCTGTTACGGAAACGAACATTCGGGCTATGCAGTATTTCAACGGCATTAACGGACGATACGGGGATATATCGACGCACGCGTGGCCCTGCCTGCTCCTTTGCGACGGGCAGAAATTCACCGAGGAGGATATGCTGCTGTACGTCGATTCCATGTCCGGCGGGGAGATAAACTGCCAAATCATAGGTGCAAACAAAGACTTGTTCGTATCTATGGATGATACGCCTATGTCGGCAATAAAATTAAACAGAGCTGTAGATATCACACAAATCCGAACGTTTAGCCAGGCGACTGGAGAATATGGCACGGTAAACGGTCTGTACCTGCTATCACAAAACGATATCGAACCTGGAGTTGTCAGCAATGCCGACACGCTCAGCCAGGCAGTAGATGTAGGGAATGTCTTTCCGGCTCTCAGTGTTCCATCCGTACTCAGCGCTATTATGAAGTATCATGGATGGAATACTGAGTACGACAATTCCTCTGGGTTGGATAAACACATCATTCCATGTGTTAGTTTAAAACAGTCTGGAAATTTTACATACGAAATGACAGGAGGAGTGCAGGCTACTATAGGGATTCAGCGCCGAAAAATTGTTAAAGTACCAATATCTTTAAAACCCGATTCTTCAGGCAGGAGTGGGTATAGCGGCACTTCGGATGAAATACGATTACATTACAAACCAACATATTTCGCTCTTGATATGCAGAAATGCGACGTTGTAGTATCTGTAAAACCTGGCGCTCCTATCAATTATCCATACACGCCAGACAGTACGATAACAGCCTTGCAGGTTGTTGCAAATATTACGGACAACTCTGGTAATGTTATTGTATCAAAGCCATTAAAAGGCTATCAGTATGATGATATTAATAATAATTATTGGCTTCCAGATATAGCCGCCGGCCAAACACACTTACTATATACAGAAAATCCATTTACAATCAATGCGGGGGAGCAGTTACGTTTTAGTTTCACATTCCAATCCTATGAGCGTTTTGACAGTACCAATACGTCTCTAATACGAATGCCTATAGATATAGACCTATCTGTTAAGTTTACATCAAATCCCGACAGCGAAACTGATTACGGCAGCATCACAATAGGCGCAAGCGCAAATCTGTTCGATTGCATGAACTTCGACACGCAGGGCGATTTTGTGCGTGCTGTAATACAGACTTTTGCCCTTTTCCCCGTATTCGATTATCGCACCAAGACCGTAACCTTTGAAACTTTCCAAACCGTCATTGACAACAAGAATGCAGGTAATGTAATGGACTGGTCGGACAAACTATTACAGGACGATGAACTCGAATTTAGCTATCAGCCCGACAATTTCGCCAAAATCAACGAAATCAATTTTAAGGAAGAAAATGATTACCAAACCGGCTGGACATTCAGAATGTATTCTGCATCCTTAGAACAGGGGCCGGAGGAGTATATGGAAATACCGTTTGCCAGCGCGAAAAATCTAACATTTGATACTTACGGCCAAGTCGTCAATCTTCCACTATATGAGGTTTCACAGCAGGATAGCGGCATATCCAGAACATGGAAAGGAAGCGATACACCCTATCTATTACAAGCATTATTGCCGTTTAGCAAAACAATTCAGCAAGGTACTGTATCTGCTGCCAGGAATGTATATACAGGCAATTTTTACACAAAAAACATCAAACAGAACTTTGATGCTTTAACAAATGCAATTGCTTTTCCAACTGTTTTACGGGCTTCTTTCGATTTGTCGCTGCTCGATATATACATGATAGATTTTATGAAGCCTGTTTGGTTAGAACAGTTTAGCGCATACTTCTATCTGCTGAAAGTCGAGAATTACTCCGGAGAGATTGTCACCTGTGAAATGATTAAATTACAATAACATGGCTACCGAAACAAGAGAAACCGTATATAACATTAAACTGAATGCGACCGAGGCAATCGCTACGGCGGCAGAGCTGCAGCAGAAAATAGAAGGAGTTAAAGAAGCCATGAAGCAGGAGGCGGCGCAAAATGGGAAAGGCACTATCGCGTATCAGCAAAAGGCCGCCCAATTGAAAGTACTTACTGCCCAATACAACTCATACAGTAAATTTGCTGTCAACTCTATGAAATTAGAGGGGCAACAGGCAGATGCGCTTAAAGCCATGCGTTTGCAAGTGTCATTACTTACACAGGAATACGACGGTTTGGGCAAGGCGGAAAGAGAAGCGGCGGAGGGAACCGAACTGCGTGACCGCATCGCAGGACTGACTGCGGAACTCAGCAAGCAGGAACAGGCGCTGGGCAATTTTCGCCGCAACGTCGGTAACTACGGCAGTGCATATAATGGATTGAATATTCAGGCACAACAACTAGTACGCGAATTACCATCCCTCACTGTTAGCGCTAATCAGTTTTTCCTCGCCATCTCGAACAACCTACCGATGTTTTTTGACGAGATACAGAAAGTGCGTATGGAGGCTGCAGCCCTGCGAAAGGAAGGTAAGGCCGCACCGTCTGTGATAAAAACAGTGTTGTCATCATTTCTGTCCATGCAGACATTGTTAGCAGTGGGCGTTACTCTCCTTGCGCAATACGGAGGCGAGCTGGTAAAGTGGATAGGCGAACTGCTCGAAGGGAAACATGCGGCGGACAGCACGGCGGCCTCCATGAAAGCATTAAATGAAGCAATGGATTTCAGCGGGCTCGGCAAACAGATTGCGAATATCAATTTACTCGCCGATGCATGGGCGAGATTGGGCGATGATGCAGAAGCAAAAGCGGGATTCATACAAAAATACAAGGACGAGATAGCAGATACGGGACTTGCCATAAACGACGTAAACGATGCAGAGACCGTATTCGGTTCTCCTGCATCTACGCAAAAAGTCATAGATGCAATGGTCGCACGTGCGCAGGCTGCTGCATCACTGAAATTGTATGAAGAGCAGATAACAGAGGCTATAGAATATCAGGCAAGGGCACGGCAACTGGCACAAGAAAATAGCGAACGGGAGGAGAAACGAATACAGAATTGGGCTAACGCCAATACTTTGCTCGGTCAATCATTTGTATTCTTAGGAAATAATATAGGCCGTAATTTCGATTTGACAGCTGACCGCGCAGAAAGGCTGAACTACAAAGCTGACAAGGCTTTCTCAAGGGCCGAAAATTATCTGACGTTCATAAACGAACTTACAGCCACGGCCGCCGAAAAATCCTCGGAACTCGCTGTGGGCTTTGCAGAAGATGCAGAAGACGCGGGCAAGACCGTAGACCAGCTGGCTTCCAAATTCGCAGGAAATATCGTAAAAATCCAACAGGAAATGGTTAAAACTCTCAATGAAGGGAGCAGACAGGGCGAGATACGGCAGCTAATGCGCGAATATGCGGAAACTCTCAAGACGTTAGAGGATACGGTTGCCGAATATGAAAAAATAGATTTTGGCAACCTGTCCCAGGAGGAGGCTGCAGCCGCAAAAACAGCCTACGAGGAGGTGTTGGCAAATTTATTGGTATATCGCGACAAGTTAGCCGAAAACCTTGCAAAAGATATTTCCGAAGTCAATAAGAAATATGACAGGCAAGAATTCGAAGCACTGAGTATTCTTTACCGCCGGCGCATTCTGGAAGCCGGGAACAATGCCGCGGAACGTCTGAAAATCGAATTGGAGGCTTTTGAGGCAGAGAAGGAGATGCTGGAGAAGAACGGGGAGGAGACGATAGAAGTAGACGAGAAAATCGCCAAAAAGCAAAATGAAATCCTTAAGGAACGGCTGAAAACTTTGCAGGCAATAGTATCGCAGGAGGCAGAAGAGATGAAGGAGGGTAGCATCGAGCGTCTGCAACTGGAACTACAGGGCATGCAGGAAGAATTACGCCTCCGTCAACAGCTCGGAGAAGATACCGTTTCGTTGCAGCGGGAAATAGCTAATCAAGTATTGGCTATCGAGCGTGCTGCATGGCTGGAGGGATATGAAATCGACAACAGCAATTATGTAACCCGATATCGGACGACGAAAGAACGGTTGCTCCAGGAATTGGAACTCTATAAAAACAATGCGGAGAAAGTGGAGGAAATACGGGCGGCAATGGCTCAGAACGAGGAAGAATTTCAAACTAAACTTCGGGACGATATATTCTCCATTGCCGACCAAATAAATGAAGTTTTCAATGGTATTACCGACCTAATTTCTTCGCAGGTAGAACAGCAAGTGACATCTATCAACGACACGTATGATAAGGCAGAACAGAATTTAGCCGACATGTACGCACGCGGGGCCTATACGGAAGCCGAATATAACGCGGAAAGTATGCGGCTGCAAAAAGAGCGGGAGGATGCAATAGCCGAAGCCCGTGTCAGAGAGGCGAAAGCCGAACGGGCTGCATCCGTATTTTCAATTACGGTAAGCACTGCACAGGCAATCGTGCAGGCGTGGGCACAGGCTCAGGCAAATCCCATAGTGGCCGGGATACTTACCGGGCTCATATCGGCGGCAAGCGCACTGCAAATGGCTGCCGTATTGTCTGCCCCGCTTCCTACCGCCTCCCGGGGCCGTTACATTCATGGACGCACCCATGCACAGGGCGGAGAAGTTATTGAAGCTGAGGCCGGCGAGGTAATTATCAACAGGCGTTCGACGGCCAGATTCCTCCCCCTACTGTCTGCCATCAATGAAGCGGGCGGAGGTATTCCATTTGCCTCCGCCGGATACGATGGCGGATATGTTATGAGACACGCAGGAATGGATATCAATCCTAACATCGAACAAGCTATTGCTAAAGCTCTTAATTCTGTGAAAATAGTAGCAACTATCCAGGACATTAAAAGACAGGAAGCAAACTATATGAAAATACAATCAAACAAATTATTATTATAGTTTTTTTCTTATATAAAACTAAAAATACGTATCTTTGTATATATGATACATATAGAAGTCATAGGATGTATTGCTCCCGAAAATAGCTGGTTTGGCGACAACACATTTTCCGCCGAGAAACTGGCGGAGATATTGGCCGGAAATCCCGACCCTGATATTCTGTTGGATATAGACAGCGACGGCGGGAGCACGGAGGAAGGATTCAAAATATACGATATGTTGCGAATGAGCGGGCGAAACATTTACGCAAATATTCGTGGGGCCTGTCATTCTATGGCAACTGTAATTTTACTTGCGGCTCCGAAAGGCAACAGGTCAGCTAACCGCAATGTCCGTGCGCTGATTCATCAGGTTCATACGGAAATGTACGGATGCATATCGACTGAAGAAGCTCGGAATATGTCCGATATACTGGAGATGGAGCAAGAAGCAATACTTGATATTTACACAGAACGCACCGGAGCAGATAGGAAATTTTTACGCAATGTTATCCAGCAGGAAAAAGTACATGATGCGAACTCCCTTCTCGAAATGGGATTTATAGACAGAATAAACCAATACACAACCAATCAACTATATAATTGCATTATGGCAGAAACAAAATCTTCGGCCTATGTTTCGTTCATGGAACGAATGGCTAATTACTTCAAAAAACACGAAATTTTCAACTACGATTACAAAGACGTGGAGGGGAATATCGTGTTTTCAACATCCTCGTCCGACGACAGCCTCAGCGTTGGCGACCGTGTAAAAGTGGCAAATGGCGACACCGAAGGCGAGTTCGTACTTGCTGATGGCCGCAAAGTCAACATCGAAGACAATGTAGTAACGGCGATAGAATCGCCTAATCAGCCTGGCGTGGGAGACATGGAGGAGCGCGTGCGGGAGCTGGAAGACATGCTGGAAGAAGCACGCAGGGTAATCGATGAGCAGGAAGCGGAGTTACGCCGTCTTCGAGGTAGCCGCGAAGTACCGCCTTCAAGACAGAACTATGTCCCAACATCTAAATCACCGGCCAGCCTCTCGAAGGAGGACATCATCAAGGAGGCGCGCGAGAAGCAGCGAAAGGCCGCTGAGGCTGAAAAACTCATTAAATAACCAACATTCACTAACATTACACCCTATAAAAATGGCAGCAGGAGGTTTTATTGACATGACTAAATTTACTTTCGAAGGTAAATTGGTCGATTCGCTTAGCGAAATGCTGTTCGAGGACACGTTGCGTGCCCCCGATTTCACGTCCATTCATAGGATATTCCCGGGTATCGTTACCAATACTGAGGTTGGGTTCATCGGTGAAGGCGGCCTGGTGGGCGTTCCGGACACCGGATGCAATTCCTCTAATAAGGTATGGAGCATCAATACCCGAAAATTGGAGTGGAATCCAAAGACATGGGAAATATTCCTCAAACAGTGCTATACTGATTTGCAGAACGCAGCCACGATATACTCTCTGCATACCGGCGTACGCATTCCCGATTTTACTGACACCGATTACGCAAACATCGTGCTCACAGTTCTACGGAAGAGTGTACGCGACTTCTTCTATCGGACCGTTTGGTTCGGCGATACGTCGGCACAGAGCGCGCCTACCGGCACGGTCACCGCGGGGCTGGATACGAAATACTTCACCCTGCTCGATGGATTCTGGAAACAAGCTATCACACAAGCGGGCGAGAATGCGGAACAGCGCGTAACTATTACGGAAAATACAGGCGAATCGTATACAGCACAGAAGGTATCGCCGGAGAATATCGTGGACTATTTCGCGGGGCTGGTTTACGGCGCTCCGATAGAACTGCGAGGCATGGAAAATCAGTTCATACTTGTGACGCAGAGCATCTACGACGCTTATACGCAGTATCTCGCATCCTCGCAATATCTCGAAAGCGCGCGCGTCATGCTGCTTGACGGACGCTCCGCACTCTCCTATGACGGCATTCCCGTAATTGCCATGCCGATATGGGACAAGATGATTAAATCGTACTTCGACAACGGGAAGAAATACGACAACCCGAACCGCGCCATATACACTGCTCGGCCCGTGCTCGGCGTAGGCGTGGACAGCCTCGACAGTTTTGACCAGATTGAAATGTGGTACGACCGCAAGGACAAGGTAGTATTTACTCGTCTTATGGGACGTCTGGATGCAAAACTTACCAATCCCGAAATGTTCACCATAGCCATTTAGGAGGATAAGTTATGGTAGTAGATTGCAGCAAAATATCTGTAGGCTTCACGAGTGAAGACTGCTTATCTCAGGCTACTCCCGGTACCGCGGCACGTGTCATACTGATAAGCCATTCTGATATCAACAAGGCAACTTCGGAAGTGACGAATAATGTTATTTCCGACCTGATTCTCAAAACAGGCGCAAAAGCATATGAGGTGGATTCTTTACCGGACGCAACCATCGGCACTGATGAAATCAACGCTGGGACTTACGTAAATAGTCATACGCACAGTGTACAAGTGCGTATATTCCAGAAATCGGAGGCAGCAAAGAAATTCATCAACGGTCTTACAAATGCCTTAGTAGTGGCTATTGTGGAGAACAAAGACAGAGGCGCATCCGGAGACACTAAATATGAAGTGTACGGTTGGAATTCAGGTCTCAGCGTTTCGGCGCTGACAGTTTCGACAGAAATTACGGACGGCATAGCCTATGACGTAACTTTGTCCACAGGGGAAGATGGACGCGAAGACAGCCTGCCTAAATCATTTTTCAAGACGGACGAGACGACGACAGACAAAGCTATTACGTCACTGCTCTCCCCCGCCTCTTTCTGATGCACGCACAGGCGGGGTATCAACCCCGCCTCAATGCGTCAAATATATCGTTATGGAAAAATCAGACATAGAAAAACTGAAAGCCTACCAAGCAGCATATAATAATCTGTCTCAACAATACAGAAATCATTATATACAGACATTGGAAAGCAACCGCGCGGCGATGGAAGAAATTCGTTATCTCGCAAAAGTTTTTCTTGGCCGTAACCTTGCTACATGCATACACACGTATATCGAATCTCATATAAAACTCATGAAGTTACAAGGAATAGAACCAAAAACTACAGAATACGAAGTTTACCCAGGAACCTACAAAACAGACCCTGTAAACATGGAAATTGATTGGGTACTAACACCTGCAACACTTCGGGCGAAAGGCGAGGAGATGGCATTACGCCATTTGTCCAATAATCCCGCCGTTCGCAAGTTCTTTAGCAAACTACCAGAGGATGTAGACGTTCGCATAGCATCTTACCGCAATAATGGTGGCATATCGTCGGAGGAATCCGGAACATCTGCCGACAAACCTAAGAAACCACGCAAACCGCGGGCAAAAAAAATTGAAGAAGATGATAGCCTCGCAGATAAAGACGCGGCAGCAGTTTAAGTCATATGACTGGCGGCAATGGCATATCCTTACCTACGGCGAGGATAACGATTTTCCGCAGGTAGTGAACGAACTCGTCACAGCTTCTAAAACGGGATATGCATGCCTCGACATCTACTCCGATTTCGTGAACGGCGAGGGATTCGGGGACAGTGCCGTTGCGGACATGATGGTAAACGCTACGGAAACAGGTACGCGCTTTCTCCGCAAAATCGTAGAGGACTACACCAAATACTGTGGCTTCGCAATTCATGTGAACTATACGCAGGATTTTCACATCAAAGATATGCACGTGGTACCGTTCGAATTCTGTCGTCTGGGAACTTCCGATAACGGCGACGAGATTACTCATATTGCGGTACATGCAGACTGGGGACGGCGTAGTACCCGTTTTCGCATGCGTTGGTATCCTGACGACATAATTCGTTATCACCTTTTTGACCCGTGTCCCGAAACAGTGCAGTCCGAAGTGGACGAAGCCGGCGGCTGGGAGAGTTACCGCGGACAGGTGTTCTATCTATGCGGCTCGTCCGTAGGCGATTTGGCATATCCAATACCCAAGTACGTAGCAGAACTGACCGATATGCGTACCGAGGAAGGTCTTGCCAACATCGCGGGACGCAACGTGTGCAGCAACTTCATGCTGGCCGGCCTGCTCGTTGACATCATGGAAAGCGACCAGAACGAGGAGCAGTTAGCACGCAAGCAGCAGGAGCTGATGCAATTCCAGGGCGATGAGAATGCCATGCAATTGTGGTACACCACAGCGAAGAACAAAGATGAAATACCGCAGTTTGTATCGCTGTCCGGCGATAACTATGATAGCAAGTTTAAGACCACGCAGCAGGTCATCCCCGACAATATCGGCGAGGCATTCAAACAACCGCCGATTCTGCGAGCAAAGGACGTAGCTGGCAACCTTGGAGCCGACCTGTTCGTAAACGCTTACAAATATTATAACTCCGTCACTTACCGCGACCGCTCGATAATCACCGAGACGTTCGAATACCTGTTCAGCTTCTGGTGGAATGAAATCCCGATGCATTTTGATATCGTGCCGCTTGCGTACAATACCGGCGGCTCATATATAGAGACACACGGCGAGGCGGCTACAGCGCATGTAGTGGAAGTCATTACCAATGCCACGCTTACTATACAACAGAAGCGCAGCTCACTAAAGATGCTCTTCGGTTTCACAGAAGAAGACGCATTAAAACTCGTGCCTAATGCTACTGACAATACAGGATATTAACCGTGTCCGGCCCATTGCGGCTAACATTAACGCCAAGGAACGTCTCGAGCCATACCTTGCGGAGGCTGAACGGCTACGCCTGATGGACGTTCTCGGCGCGCCGCTGTACCGGTGGCTCGATGAGACGGACTTCAAAACCGGCGACGCATTCACCTACACGCGGCCAGACGGAACGGAGACAACCATAACGGCGGACGACCACGATGCACTGATGAACGGCGGCTACTATGCGGGATGCTGTGGTGAGAAATATAGTAACGGTATAGTCGCGGCTACGGCTTATATAGCATACAGCCGGTTCATTGTGAACAATCCTATCAATATCACGGCCTTCGGTGTCCGCTACAAAGACGGTGAGTTTTCGTCGAGAACCGAAGACAACGCGATAGTGCGCGCTTCTAACGATGCCCGCCGTATCGGTGAAGCATATTTCGAGGAAGTAACGGCACACTGCCGCTCGTTGGGACTGCTGGAATGCCGCCCGTACACTGAAGCTCCACGCCATATAGTGCGCGTAGGACAAAGAAAACTTTGACATGTAGATATGGGGACGTTAAGCGAAATACTTCATATTACACAGGATATCCAGCGGGGTATCGTCATCATCTTCGTATGTTGCGTGCTTATTTGCATAGCTGCTTTCATTGATATGTGGACTGGTATAGATGCCGCAAGAACTAATAAGGAGAAGATAAGTAGCCAAAGTCTGCGTAAGACGGCTATAAAAATCACCGATTATTTACGGGTTGTAATATTTGCCTTGCTGATTGATGTGTTGGGACTATTCTTCCCATGGTATTCCATGCCATATGCGGTATTGGTTATAACACTGGGTATCCTGTGTATAGAAGGGCGGTCGGTTATTGAGAACAGTCGCAAAAAGAAAAGTTCCGCCGGAGAAGTTCTGGATATAGTTTCCAATATTGTAGAGTGTGCAACCAAACAGGATGCGGAAAAACTCATCAGACTTATTAAAGAAAAATCAGAAAAACAGGAGTAGCACGTATGGGGAAATATTTTACAATTCAAGAATTATGTCATTCCCGGACAGCTATCAAACAGGGTATAGACAATACTCCTCCTCCCAGTGCGAAAGTGAATTTGATAGCTCTTATCACGAATTGTCTCGACCCCATACGCGCATTATGGGGCGGTCCTGTAATTGTGAATAGCGGTTTTCGCACGCCGATGCTGAACAAAGCAGTAGGCGGGACGGTCAATTCTCAACATATGCAGGGAGAAGCAGCAGACATTACGGTAGGTTCACCAGACAAGAATCGTAGGTTGTTCAGCATGATTCAAGCAGCAGGGATTCCGTTCGACCAATTGATAGACGAAAGCAATTACGCATGGATACATGTTTCATGGAAAGCATCCGGCAACCGCGGCCAAGTACTGCACTTATAATACCATACAATATGGAAACAGACAAAATATTACATCTTCTGGCAGGATATGCCGTGGCGCTTACATTCGGCATCTTTTCCCCTGCAGCCGGTGCTGTCGCTGGTATACTCGCCGCATTCGGAAAGGAGTTCGTGTGGGATAAATGGATGAAGCGCGGAACATTCGAGTGGCAAGACCTGAACGTTACCCTCGTCGGCGTCCTCGTCGGCTTTATTTTGGCTTTCGTCCGGTCGGCGGTATAGTTGACCGTCCCGACAAGGAAAACGCAAAAAACGCCCGGATATGAAGGCACGCACGATAATTACCGCCGCAATCTCGGCGGTACTCGTTCTCGGCATCGGCTTCTTCGCCGGTCGCCGCACCTGCCGCCCCCAACAGCTCGAAATCCTGCGCCGCGATACGGTGACGGTAACGGATACTATCGTCCGGGAAATACCCGTGCCTCGCACCGTTACGGTCGTGCGTATCGATACATGCTACCTACCATCACCTACCGATACTGTCCGCATTCCGGTCGCCATGCCAATAGAACGGAAAACATACACTACGTCCGATTATCGGGCCGTTGTCGAGGGATACCGGCCAAGTTTAGTAGAAATGCAAGTTTACCAAAAACAGCAGACTATAACGCAGACCCTTCCCGTATCCAGCAAATCTAAACGCTGGGGAGTAGGCGTACAAATTGGATACGGTTATTTGCCAACATTAAATAGAGGTACTTTTTACATCGGAATTGGCACGCACTATAGTATATGGCAATGGTAAAACTATCCCTAAAATAGAATTGAGGGTTACGAACAACGGGCATACCTTCCCCTTTCTTGCCAGAATTAGTCTTCAAAAAACGACCCTCCTTCGAGCCGATGGAGGGATTCGAACCCCCGACCAGCTGATTACAAATCAGCTGCTCTGGCCAACTGAGCTACATCGGCATGGCTTTCGGGGTGAAAAAAATAGCGATAAAATCTTAATGTGCAAAAAATAAGCGCAAAAAAACGTCGGTTAATAGATACCACGCTCCCATCTGCCATTCCTTGATTTTGTTGGAGTTCTCAATCCGGTATATGCCAAATATCGATATAGTGTACCCCTTGCAATTTTCAATTTCTTAGCTATCTGCGGAACGCTTATCCCTTTTGCCATTTGACCCTCTATGTATTTGTGCTTTGCCACACATTTTGCGTTCAACTGCTTATTGCGTTGACCTTGACCTCTACCGACTTGATGTCCTTCCTTTTTTAACCGAGCAAGGGCTTCTTTTGTCCGCTGAGAAATCAAGTTACGTTCTATTTCTGCGGATAGTCCGAAAGCAAAAGCAAGTACTTTGCTTTGAATGTCATCGCCAAGACGGTAATTATCTTTAATCGTCCAAACGCGACTCTCTTTTGTCATACAGATATTGAGTATTTCCATAATCATAAAGAGGTTGCGTCCAAGACGAGATAACTCTGTACAGATTATCAAATCATCTTTGACAATTCGGTTTAGAAGCTTGCCGAGTGCCCGTTTAGAATAGTTCTTTGTACCAGAGATAGTTTCTTCTATCCAGCCATCTATCGTCAATCCTTCTTTTTTGCAGAAACGCTCTATCTCAAAACGTTGGTTTTCCACCGTCTGCTTGTCGGTGGAAACGCGAATATATCCGTAAATCATAACAATGCTTCTAAAAGTTCCACACCCGCATCGCCATAATGATTGCGAACTATCTCTATTATTGAGCTATCCTCGTACTCATCAGGATAGAGTTTATGTAATTCATCATCCAACTTAACCATATCCAAAACGACATATCCGCATGCTATAGACATCAGACTGTCGCCCTCTATGGCCAAGTCAGGGAACACACGACGCCTTATCTCATTAAACTTGCTGATTTCACTAAACTTAAATCTATTCATATCAGTTGACTTTTACACCAGCCCAAACCCGCCTATACCGGAAAACAACGATGCGTGCGTCATAATTCACTATCTTCTATATTCGGCCGCAGGCCCGTATCCGTAGCCGTTTCGTGAATCGTCACCAGCCCTTCCTCCGCCATCTCCTGTACGACCGCCCGAAAGAACTACTGGCCAACAGTACGTATGAGTACCTTGTCGCCGTTTTCGGTGTATATGTAGTGGCATTTCATTTGGGGCTTTTCTTGTCGAG